ACTTCTTTGATAGCATATTTATCAAGAATAATTGCCATATTAAATAGCCTCCTATAATTCTTTTTCGTCTATGTTTTTTATCCAATATTTTGGTTTTACTTTTTTACTATCCGCACCAGCAAGAAGTGCACGAATATCGATATCATATTCTTCTTTTTGCTGTTCCATGGCTATTAACCAATGAATGCACGCATAGCTCATCTCTCCAATATTAAGTGGATTTAAACCAATTCCCATACAACAAATTGCCGTTAATAAAGTTCCTAAAGTGGGTCCTTTTTTAGCTTTTTTCTTTGCCAAAAGTCTTTCACTAGCTTTAACTTTAGCTTTATATCGTTTAACACGGGGATCTAATTCTTCATCCTCTGGTTCTGGTGGCTTTTTAATTTCTTCTCCCATAACCACTCTTATTACATTTTGAAAATCAAAAAAATTTTCTTTTGTTAATAATCTCGGATTTTCTAAATCTATATTAGGGTCTAAATCCTCCTCACTCTTTCCAATAAGTAACATTTCAATCTCCGGCACAATTGTAACTGGTTCATGTACAAATTGTTGAAAAGCTGCATGAATTTTTTCTCTTATTTTTTCATCTTGATAATAATTCATTAATAAATATTGGAAAGGGGTTGGTATATGTGTAATTTGTTCATCTTGACCATACGCTTCATCTAAATCATCTTGTGTCATAGTAAGTAATGATTGATAAATTGTAAAATCTTTATTCCCAACTACATCATTTACCGTTGGGGGATATATTTGACAAACATTTTTAAACTCAATTGGATAACCAAGTAAAACTCGTTCATCAATCATATGAAGTTAAAATAAAGGTTTGTTCATAAGCAGAAATTTCTTCGGTTAAAAAATTTAATGAAAAATCTCCACCTGTCATTTTTCCCAAACCTTCAATCTTTTTACCATTTAAGGACTTTTGAATCTCCCCCATAATAGCAAAAGGTCTTAAATTTGTATCTTTAATAATCCATTGAGTCATTGGAACAAATACTTCTAAACTAATATGAACTGTTTTAAATTCATTATTATCAGCCAATCCTCGCGCCCGTGCGATTCTAATAGTAATAAGTGAATGAGCCGTCTCTTTTGGACCGACCCTTGGAACAATTTTAACCAATTTTTCAAATATTTCATCTTGTATTTGTTCTTGAGTTAAATCTTCATGACTTAATGGGTCTTTATCAGTATAATATAATAATTTTAATAAATTTTGATTAGCTAAAAGTCGCTTCATAATATATTGAGCATTAACTCCTATATCATTACAATTTCTTACAGTCATTCTTCACCTCCTCGATTTAACCAATAGAAATCATCATCACTATCAGTTACATCTTGAATAGGTGGATCTGTAAGATCACGCAAATATTGTGGGTCAACAGACACAAATTCAACTCCAGGGGTTGATTGTATATCATAACCTGTAACAACATAAGCCTCTGTAATTTTACCTTGTGTAACTTCTAAATAATCATCTTTTCTAATATTTTCATTTAGTGGTACAATAAAAAAGCTTAATTTTAAATTCTCTGTGTAGAGAACTTTACTTCTACTTCTAGATTTAAGTTCATCCTTTAACATATTATCTTCTTGACCATAAAAATAAGCCCAAGTACTACATCTTTTACCCTCTTTATTTTTCCAAGTAAGATAATGTGTCATTTTAAGAACAATATATCTATTATAACCACTAGCTTTTATATCTTCTAAATAATAAATAAGCCAAGGACAAAGTATATTATCTTTATCTGGAAGAAATAAAATTGTTCCATTTGGCATATCTAAATGAACATCAGTAAGTAAATATTGCATCGTCTTTGTTTCATTCTGACGCATTGGTGTAAGTTCACCTTCACGCATTACTCCACCATATTCAAATTCTATATAATATACCGATCTATACATTTGTCGCCTGAAGTTTTCTTCTCTTTCGCCTTGTATACGAGATTGAAAATCAACTCCATAATGATTTAACCTCTTTAAATACACATCTTCATAGTATCCCATCTTCTCCTCCTATCTGTTTAGAAAGTAAAGACATACAATCAAAAATTGTACTTCTAAAATACTCATATCTTAAATATCTTAAAGAGGAAATCTTATGAAATAAAGTATAATAGTTTATAGTACGTTCATTCTCATCAAACCCATAAAGTTCAATAATTATGGAATCCAAAAACTTTTCCCACTCTCTTCCTTTCTCGTATTCGCAGAGTAATCCAAATAATTTATTTTTTAAACTATTCGCATACCCCTCGTCCATACCAGGAATATATTTCATTTTAATCTCCCGCCAATTGACTATAAGTAAATGGTCGTCCTTTGCGCGAGCGATAATAAATACGCTCAAGTTTTAGCGCCTTATATTCCTCTCTTTCAAGTAATTGTTTTAACTTATCTATTAAATTAGCTTGTGAAAAATCTCTTTCCACATATAATGGTTTGACGTTTTCCCAAGTGAGAATGGTTCTATTAAGCCACTCACACTTCATGTAAGTTGCTAAAATTTGAATTTCCTCGTTGGCAACATTTTCATCAACAAAAACGTCATCAACTATTTCTAAACTAACTCTAGGAAACTTGAAATAAGGAATTGCCGCATCTAATAAAGAACGCCAATCTTGTTCTCTCTCTTCATCCGTCCAGTTTAACCATTCGTCTTCTAACATTTTTGATAGAAACGCATCATATATATCATAAACTGAAACCATTTTTAACCTCTCTTATTAGTTTTGTACTGTCTCTTGGTCTGCCCTATTGAGTTTAATACATTCGATAATATCGGTGCCAATTATTTTCTTAATAACTTCAGATTTATCAAAATCAGCAATTTCATTCTGAATAGCAAACTGTGCTAGCTCATTAAGTTGGTCACGCGATAACTCTCTAATTTTTTCTTTAAACTCTGGTAATGGCATTACAGTTAAATAACGTTTTCTTTGTTGGTCATTAAGAGTAATAATATTAACTGGTTCTTTAGCATCTTCTGGCTCAAGACCAAGTGCTTTCTTAACTTCCATGTCTTCAATACCCAGTACGCCATTCTTAAATAAAGCTTCTACGCCTGGATGATACATCGCTTCTTCAAGCTGATCAAATGGAATAGTTCTTACTACCCCCTTTCTTTCCCATACTCTACGTATAGTAAGTTCAGGTATATTAATGTTTACCCTACTAGAAATCAAATTAGTAACTTTAACCTTTTTATCCATTTTAATACTCCTTTTAACTCCTAAACGTAATCGACCGGCCGCAGAATACGTCCGACAACTACATACTTAAATAAATAAGGGAGGGGACGAACCCCTCCCCACTAAATCCATTAAATATATGCGAGTGTCTCAGCGTAAGTCTGAGGAATTCCCTCATTCTTATAAATACCCCAATTGTGGTATGTAAGAATAGCTGTTCCAAGCTTTCTATAAGTGTGGATTTCCATAGACTGATCTCTATTAACAAAGTCGTATATTTGAGTATTACCCTCAAATACAACCTTAACAACCTTCTCACCACCAGTTGGCAGTACATAAGCAAGTTGTGGATCAATCCAAGTCTCAACGTTGTTCTCATCAATGAATGACTGAGGAATCTGAACAATCGGAGTTCCTCTGAACAGGTTAATGTATCCAGTATTATGAATCGCATCAATATCTTGTGGATGATATACTCCATAAGCACCATTAGCTGGCATTGGAGCTATTTCATCAGCACCCATAGCAGCGACGAATTCAGGCGGTGCAAAAATAACAGCGCCAGAACCATAAGCTCTAACTGTGCTGATCAGCTTCATCATTTCAGCACCATCAAATGTAGCGCCAGTAGCTCTATTGTTCTCTGGAACGCCAGTCTTGTCAAATGCTGCACGAAGAGCCTTTTGAACCTCTTGATAAACTGCATCTGTCTGAGCCTCCGTCAGAAGAGCAACCAAGTCAGCCATATTTTCAGCACCATCGAGCATTCTCTCGAAGTCGATTGAGCAGGCTCCACCGATTGCATGACCACTCAGTTCAAAGTAACCATGGTCGAGTCTGAAAGTCTCATACACACCAGAAAGACCTACCTGAGTGAGGAACTTTCTAGCTCTAGTTCTTCCAAGTCTAGTTCTGAAAAGAGCCTTCTGGCCCTGTCCAACTTGCTGTACATCAGCAAAAACGCCAACAGCATCAATAACCTTCTTTGGAACTACTTCATCAGCAGCTTCAATAATAATTTCATAAATGTCATATCTGTTCTTCATGAACTGATTAACAGAGCCAGCCATCTCACGAAGAGCCTCAACGAGTGCATCGTTAACGTTCTCCATTGAGTAATTAGCTGGTGCCTCATTCTTAGCCGCACAAAGGGCTAACTCTTTAATTTCCTTAATAGTCATTTCGTTGCCCTCCTATAATTACGCCTTAAGAACCTGGAACTTAAATGCAAACTGTCCATCTGGCATAGTTGTCTTCTCAACTACCTTGAGAACCGGGCCAGCTTCTGGAGCAGATTTAGCCAGTAAAATTGCACCCTCATCACTGATGCCGCCAAATACGTCATCTTCGGAGAGGTCTACTTCTCTAACAGCATCGTCATCAGCGAAAGCATCATCATATCCGAAGCAGTTAGTTGTGAACAGCTCACCAACCGAAAGGAAGCCAAGTCTTGGGTAGAATGTTCCAATCTCAAGCTTGAAATCCTTAAGAGCGTTTGCTCTTTCATCATACATATGCTCAGTTGTATAATTAAGAGCAACCGGCATGGTTTCTACATTCTCACTTGTAGCAAACTTAATTTTTCTATTAACTCTATCTACAGCAAGAAGCATACCATTTTCAGCAGGAACTGAAGCGAAGTCTACATCATCAAGAGCACACTGTGCTTCAACTCTACCATCTCTACGGAAGGCTACTTGATTCAGCTCTAATTGACCATAACCGTCAATTACAAATCTTTTAAAAGCCATAATAAATCCTCCGTTTTATTACTTCTTCTTATTTTTTTGTCTCTCTAAGATAGCCTCAATTCCTGTCAGAGTTTGCTCTGGTTTTGGAATAAAACCGCTATCGTCAGTTGTGAAAATTGTGGACTTAGATTGAACTAAAGTATAAGCCATTTCCTTATCTAACTCTTCTTTAGTAAACTCATTAATCTTTTCTCTGAAAGCATTAATATCTTCCTCATCAAGAAGAGTTGTATATTTATCAATTACAACTTCCTTTTCTCTGAGTTCGGCAGCAGCCTTAAAACTATTTAATGTTTCATTTTCAGCAGTAAGATTTTCAATTGTTTCTAAAGATGTTGTATAATTACTATTAACTTCATTTAGTTCGTTCTCAAGTCTTTCATTATCCTGTTGTAAAGTCGAAATTGTAGAAACATGCTCTTCAATTTTGGAGTTGCATTCTTCTACTGTATTCTGTAAATCAGAAACGACTTCATCAACTTTCTCATAAGTGCTACCATTCATTGCGTGAAGTACATCAAGCGCACGCTTTTCATCAGCATTCACGTCAATAATATAGCATATTTCCATCTTATCAATGGAAAGAGAATCTGTTTCATCATTCTTTGTATAGTATGCTCTTTCATATTCACCAGATTCAAATTTGAAAACAACAGCATATTTGTCATAAACTTCACAAACCGCATAGTCCATAACATATTCATTTTCTTCATTGAATCTTGGGTTAAGAAGAGTCCAAAGCATATTATACTTCTGATTATCAGAAAGTTTGAAATTCATATGTTTTTCTCCTCCCAAGTTTTGCTTTTGAAATATATCTGTATTTTCTAAATCAGTCATTAATACTTTAATCGAATCTATTAATGTGTAGAAAGCGGCGCCTTCAAAACAAGGTTCATAATCTTCACCTAAAGCCTGCAGCCCAAGAAAACGACCATTCGTAAATACGAAATATCTTTTCCCATTAATAAACTGCCATTCTCCATCAATAGAATCAGCATATAACTCCATAGATTGTGATTTCTGAATAATATCAAAAGCCTCTTGTTTATATAGTCCTGTAAAGAGATACACATCTGTACAAGCATATGTTCTCTCTACTCCATCTACGTCAAGATGCTTTTCCCATGCAAAGTTAGGATTTTCTGGCACTATACCATAGATACGACCCTCATATCTTTCTCTGCCATGGTCAGTGAAGTCATCTTTCATAGTGTCATATATGCCCTTAACGGGCACATATGGAAGTGTTGAAACTAACTTCTCTGCAAACTCTTCTGTAATGTACGTTCCATTGCGGTTCGCGCCAGTATAGAAGATTCTGCATCTTGCTTTTGACAGAACTTCATTATAACCAGTAACATCACCATAAATAGAAAGAGAAAAAGTTGTTAATTTATCTTTTTCCTTATCCATTAGTTAGAACCTCCACGGTCTAATGATTCCTCATTAGCAACTGTTTTCGCGCTTTTATCTTGCGCATCTTTAGCAGGACGTCCTACGTTTCCTGTTTCTGTATATGAGGTACTTAACGGCAATAGCTTTTCTTTTAACTTCAATACATCGTTTTCTAAATCTTTAATATTGCCAAGTTCACGTTGTGATAAATCCATCGCAAGCGCCGGCAGCAAGAAACTATAACCAGAATTGGCAAGCTTTAATGCTTCCTCGACATATTCTTTTTGATTATAATACGATACTGGTAAAATTCTGAAAGTAAAAGTAATATTTGAATTACCATACTTATCATTAAGAATTGAAGTCACAAAATTTTCTAACTTGCGCGCCAATACCATCATTAAAGCCATATCATTAGTAATTGAAGTACTTAATGATAAATTAGAATCTGTACCAAATAATTGACTACTAGAACCAGCCTCGGCATAAATATTCGTAAGAGCCTTATCCACAGAGTTAATAGAATTATCATTTGCGCTTTTCGATACAATAGCATCAACATCAGCATATGTAGTTAATACACTGAGATTCTCATTTTTCTTCATCATATCGACAGCGCCTTTATGCATTTCAACCGCCTCTTCTGGTTCGAATAATAGGCCACCATCAGTTAGATGTGGTATATGTTGAACAAGAATCTTACGAATCTCTTCAAGGTCTCTTTCCCTATTTATGTCTTTAGCATCATCATATTCTAATTCTGCTACAATAATGTTAAGAAATGCCGGTCTTTCATCAATTAAAGACATACAAATTCCTACATTAGTAGAAATATAACACCATGGACTTTTTACTTTATTCGCTTTATAGCGTTTGTACCAGTTGACCACATCTTTTGGATAGGCCGCAAGAGCTTTCTTCCGGTACTCTCCATCGCGTATAGTGTCAAAATACGTAACATTAAACTCAATTATATCATTACCTTCTTTATCCTTAAAGCGTGAACGACAATAAAAAATAGGTAAATCTAATATAGAAATTGACTTATCTGTTACTTCTTGAATCACCCCATAATAAGTTCCATCGCGCAGAACTTTTGTTGCTATGTGGGTAAATAATTTCGGCAGTTTTGCATTATCAAGAAAATTTGTTGCATTATGATACTTTTTCTCAATATACGATTCGGAGAGAGATTTACCAAAACTTGGATTTGGAATTAAAATACTTGCATATTTGAGTAAAGTTGCATAGTGCATTAAAAGTCTTTGATAGAAACCACCTCTTAGAAAATAGTTACGAGAAAGAATAATTTGAGCTTCAACAGAACCAGAATCAATAATTTGTTTTATTTCTTCTAATGTATACTCTTTAACTCTTTCGTATCTGTTTCTTCCGTAACGTGTCAAATTATAGGATGATTCGTTTTTCGCTATCATTGCTGTTATAGCTTTAGTAAAAGAGGTCAAATCTCTTTTTTGTTCATCCATTATCTTCCTCCTGAGAAGAATACTAATTGTCGTCCCATAGCACGTCTACGATGCCCACGTTTATAATGTTCTTCTTCAAGTTCTTTAATACGCCACAATCCATAAGAAAAGCTTGAATACTTATCTTTTGGAAATCGCGTATTAATTCGTTCAAGAACTATATCGAGGCTCGCCCCAGTGCGTTTAAGGCGAAGATTAGCCATTTCTTCAAATAACTTCGTTGTCATCTCGTGTGGCATTAAACGCATCACACGTTGTTCCATAGTCATTTTCTGACCGACTTTTGTAGCAAGTAAAGCACTTTTAGCTTCTTGCTCTTTTATAAGAAAACGTACAAGACCACCAGTAAGTCTTGCATAGCAGTTTCCGTGTATTTTAGAGTTAAGCGGTCCATTAGCTTTAATCCCATAGAGAATTTTTGGTGCATCTTTTGGTTGAATTGCTTTATAATTATCATCATTGATAAAACCGTAAGCTGGTAAGATATTACCCATCTCATCATACTGTGGCTTGATCATTTCATCAGCAAGTCCGACACCGAGACCATTGGTATCAATGACGACCTCGCGCGGATTGAAATCACGAATAATTTTTTTCAAATCAACCGCTTGAACCGTGAATGGCTTAGTTTGTGGAGTGCGACCTAATATAATTAGATTGACTAGTGTCGCATAAAACTTTTGCTTTACTACATTAACTCTAAACACACAAACAGCCGTTTGGTCGCTAATACGACCCACGTCTACTGATATTAAGTAGAATTGTTCAGAATCGGGTCTATTAATTGCGTGCGTTTCTGGATTCTTTATTTTTCTATATTTGGTAAGTTTTTCATATGAGAACCAAGCTTCTTCACTAGAGCCTTGCCAAAGAGATAAATATTCAGTGGCAAATGATTCAGCATTGTAAGATGGACTCATTTTTAATTTATTGATATATTGTTTGTCAATGAGTCCGTGCATTGCGGGCAAACGCCAATCACATCCAAACATAAAAGAATGTTGTGGATCTATAATTGCGTTTTCAAAAGTATCTATTAAACGCTCATAAGCAAACGAGGTTTTACTTCCTGCAGAAGTTGTAGCAATTATTTGCTGATTTGGTTCTTTATCATTAACTGTATTGTTTGGAAGACGACGTGATACATTTACGAGCGGAATAACTACCGAATTGATAGCTTCTTCTTCTCCATCTCGAATCTCATCAATTTCTCCACCATGCCGGCGCCCTCCACGCGCGGCATCTCCGGCGAGCACGACGTCAAATATAGAGCCATTTCTAAACTTAAGTGTTACATAGTCTTTACCGAAATTACCTGGATAGTCACTCAATTCCCAACCAATTATCTCTTTTTTAAGTAAAGGCCAATGATCATAAATCTCATAAATCTTTTCTTTTGTAATTTGTGCCGCCTGTTGTTTAGTATTCGCACACATGAATACTTTCCGTCCAGGAATAAACACACATTGTAAAAAAAGAGCCAATATGGTTATAAATGATTTTGAAAACGCACGTGGTGCGGTGATAAACACATCCTTAAATCTCATCAACGCACGCAATGTGAATCTTTGATAGAAGAATAAACTAAATTCAGAATCAGCAGGTTTAATTATATCAAGGTAATAATCTGGGTAGACAGTAAACAGATTAACCCACTTACATAGCTCATCATAGTGTCTTTCTAAATACTCTGTAGTAATAACTGCCCCTTTCTCTAATTCTATACCCTCGCGCTCTGCACGTTCAATAAATGAATTAGAAGTAAGTTCTTGACGAGTAGACAGTATAACTTTTTTTCGTTTCTCCTGCATTACTTGTCCTCCAACTCAACCTCAAATTCATCATCTTTAAATAACTGTTCGAATCCATCGTTCTCATAGTTATCATAATCATCATCATCGTCTCTTAAATTATAATATGACTCAAGCTCAGCCGCAGTCTTCAAAGCACGTATACGTTGAGTAATTTCATCACCAATACCACTCTCATTCGTATATAATCGTTGGTTCCAGCTTTGTATATTCTTAATAGTCTCGTCAACTATGTCGCGAGTCTCTCCATCATAGAATTGATTAACAAAACCACGCTTTTCAAGCCAACGGCATAATTCACCCATTGATTCAAAATCACTAGCATTTTTTACATTCTTTGGAGTAAATTCGCCAGTCTTCACCAATTTATCATATGAAGCAAGTAGCTTATCAAAATCAGAACCCTCTCTAATTCTACAATCAATCTCATAAGAAATCTTACAAATCTTTAATGCTTGATCGCCTTGTAGCGCACCATTGATATTTTGAGTAAGCAATAAACCATCATAGAGATTTTCTAAATAGTGCAATGCTTCCTCATCATAGTTATAGCCCCATTTCTCTTGTAGCTTCCTACGTTTCTCATCCGTGAGTCCAGGAACGACCTCATCAAGTGCGCCGGCCGCATTGAGTTCACGATAAGCTTCCTGGTAAGAAGACCAATCCAACTCATCATATTCATCAGAGAAATAAATCAAGTTATAGGCTTTCAATAGGTCAGCCGCAGAGTGCGTCTGACGTAGCTCTTCAAACTTGTCCAATTCAAAAGGAATGTCCAGATATTGACAAATCTTATCCATCACATTCCAATCAAAATCCGATTTCTCTAATCTATCCCCTAGACAGTCAATACATACATCCACATATCCAGTCGGATACATGAACGACTTGGTTCTCAAATAAGAAAAAGAATCCTTCATCTGGCCGCAACACACGCATTTCTTTGAGCTAAAATCTATATCAAAATGCGGATTTAAAGCCATATCTATTTCTCCTTTTCCTTTTTAGTAGCAGCATATATAAGGCGTCCAAGATTACGTCTTCTGACTCGGTTCATTGACTCAATCGTATCACATAAATCCGACCAGATGTCCGTAAATTCGCGCGGCTGCGATGTCTCTTGCGTCGCGTTCGCATCGTCATTCGCTTGGCCGCACTCTACG